CGAGGTTTGGCACCATGATCCGAGGGGGAAAGGCGAGTTTATCATTATCGTAATAAGCTGATAATACCAACGTTTCTTAATCAGATACTATAAGAAAAATAGCTATTTTGAAGCAAGTAATTAAAACTTTTGGCACAAAATTTGGCACATTTATTTATGGTTCTTGCTGGACTCGAACCAGCGACCGAACGGTTAGCTACCAACTGAGCTAAAGAACCGAATCCCCGCCTAGACACTAAACGAAGATATTTATATTATAACAGACTACTATAAATAATTGACAATTGTCTGAAAAATTGTTAATATTTAAATTGTTAGTACCTCTTATGTTTTGTATATAGTAAATCTTTTTCTGAATTTGTACTAACACTCATTATCCTCTAGTTGGACTCCTTGAAGTCATCCAGCTAGAGCTTTTTTATTTGAAAAAAGCCACTCCGAAGAATGGCTTGACTCTAGGAATAGGATGAAATCTCACAAACATCCCGACTATATTATAGCATAAAAAAAGCGCCCCAGTTACGAGAGGGACGCTAAGGAATGAATTTATTAAAAAAGTATTTTTTGGAATATAAAAATTATATAACTTTCTATTTCCGTTGTCAAGAAAAAAGCGCCCTCGCTTTGGAAAAGAGCGCTTTATCTCTCCCGAAATACTTAGTTATTTGTACTTGTATTTGGAATAGCATTTACGATAAGGATATTATACTAATTTATCTTAAGAAAAACAGTAACATTTGTTAACAAAAAAAGACCCCCAATTAAGGTGGATCAGTGTTAGAAATTAATTATAGCAAACTTCTTAACGAGAACAAAGAAAAACGTTCGACAGAAGTCAGGGTTAATTTTTATAATTTATTCGCATTTAATCTCCGTTGTAATTCTCTCACAGAATCAGATACTGGGCTGATAGTTCCGTCTTGCGTTGTTCCAAGATGCTTCTGTAAAGCTTTGATAGTTCCTTGACCAAATAATCCGTCTTGGCCAATTCCTAGGAATCTTTGCAATGCTTTTACCACGTTTGAGCCTGTCAGTGATGAATCAAACTGTGCAGCATAAATATTTTGGTTAAAGGTTTGTTTATACTGGTGACTGATTACTCCGTCTTTACCAGCCGTATCAAAGTATTCTTGCAATCGTTTAGCTGTCGCATTACCAAATTGACCGTCAACATTCAATGTAATCATTTGAGGTTTACTGTCAGTCTTTCCTGAACCAGAACCAACGATTCGATAAAAGTGGTGTGGTAAGCGAGTACTCATATATGCATCATTCGTATCAACCGCAATTCCATTGTGAGTGTAAGAACAGTGAATGAATGAACCGTTACTTAAGAAAATACCCGTGTGTCCGTCCGAACCAGCTGAACCTCCTGGAGTACCTGAAATGAAGATATCGCCACGCTGGACTTCTCCTCGACTGATTTCTTTCAGCTTTGTTCCTGACATTCCAAACAAGGTTTCAGTATTACCCATTGAACCTTCTGACAGAAAACCTCCAGCAATCATTGCAAAGAAAACTGATGAACTACAATCATAACTTTTTGGACCCATTCGTGAAGTCATTGAATAGGTAACTTTACCTTTTCGTGCTTGCATCCAAGCAATCATATTTTCAATACTTGACATTATTCGCCTCCTTCTGTGAATTCATGGTCAGCGTCAGAAGCTTTAACCACTTGAACGCTATCACCATTTTTCAAACTTTTAGTAAGTTCAGTCCCTTTTTTGGCTGCATGAGTGAAGTCATTATTCTTCCACCAAGCCCAAAGTGCAAAAACTGTTGTAATTACAGTGCTAACAGTATTATCGTCAAGTGGCAATGGATTAATACCCAATGCTGTTAGAATTTGGTTAATGATAGCTAACCAAAGCAAAACTGTACGTGTAAGTGTACCTTTATCAATTGTTTTCATGTTCTTTCTCCTTTTTATACTTTTCGTAAATTTCGTGAGCATAATGATTTCCGCCCAAAGATGTATATTCATCAAAAATACTACTCACAATTTGTAAGCCATAGTCATGATTAATAGCTTGTGATAACTCAATTCTTTTTATTTCTTGGCGCATAATTAAAAGCTGGTCTTCCTGAGCCTTATCTCTAAGTTCCTGCTTTTTATTTAAAATCCGATAACCACTCCCAATAATAATAGAAACCACTGTTATCGCTCCCCAATTATCAATAACATCTTTCACAACAACTAAGGCATGTTGTATAACTGATTCCATAACCCCTACTTTCTATTCTTTATCCTAATGGAATATTTATTGAAAACTGAATTACCTTGCCACTCATGGTCGTTGGATTGGGATTACCAATGTTTATTTTCCCATCATTACCGACTGTAACACTCGCAACGCTAAGTTGACCTGGCGAATATAGTAACCCTAAAGTATCAAATCCAGAAACACCACTAAATTTACTGGACATAGTACCAATTGTTATAAGACTATTGGGTGCTATTGAAGGGATTGTAACGTCTTTCGACTGTGCATAAAAAACACCGTTATTTATTCTTGCACGTAAGGTTCCGGATGTTCCTACTCCACTCGCTCGAGTGATATCAGTCCAAGGAACATCAGTAGATAACTTCGTGCCTTGAGGCGTAAGTTGAGCATAGTTTCCATTTGAATCACTAGTGGAAACTCCTTGAAAGTTAACTGAAGCTTCTCTAGTTAACCCAGTAGTATTGTTCGTGAACTTCATTGCAAAGCCCTGTTCGGTGTCAACTGCCAAGTCATTTTTTGTGTTTACAGTTCCATCCGTCTTTGAAATTGCAATATGATTATCTTTGATTTCTGTAGAGGTTGTAACTGGACCATTAGTTGTTGTACTTACGAACTCACCATCAGTAATTGTTAAATTTTTTGCGTCAATTTTATCAGCTTTAATTGAATTAGCTTCAATATTATTCGCACTCAAATAATTAATCATCCAGTGAGTGCCATTGTAGTAATACTCTGTATTTGGCTTAATCACTGTTCCATCACTAGCTGTAAGGTCTGCGGTACCTGAATATTTCCAAGTCAAGCCTTTGAAGCGAGTGGTCGGCTCAGTATCAGAAACAACTTTACCTGGGTCACCGTCATTCCCTCGTATCAGACTCCAAGTGTAGTCGGATGGATTAGTGCTGTCAGATTGCTTAAAGTCTGTATACTGACCGATGTAGCTCGGATAGTCAGCAGTTGTAATTTTGCTAGATGATGGCATGTATGGAGTAGCAGTTGAACCCTCTTCTATTTTCATTTCGGAATAATCAAAAGTTATTGTATCAGTAACTTTTGTAGGTGTTCTAAAGGCTATGTTAGCATTGTTATCTGTTATAGTTGAAACTTTACCAGAAAATCTACTATACCCCTTTTGTCCTGCTTTAATGGTGTTTCCATAAAGAACACCATTTGTAGTGTAAAGCTGAAACCATACATCATAGGGCGAGTTTGTTAAGTCTAAATAAACCGACCCTGTAATGGTTTTTTCCGAAAGTTGTTTAGTATCCCAATAAATTATTCCGGCAACATCATCTTTGTAAATAGTTGCAGTTTTGGCAGATTTAGACGTACCATCCAACAAATTCAAATTAGGATAAACAGTCGTGAAACCGTCCGTACCGTCTGCGCTATAAGACCATGCTGTGTGAAAATATGGAGTCTTACCGTCTGTCCCCGGTTTGCCCGGTGTCCCTTGCGTTCCATCCGCTCCTTTTACGAGTGTCCATGAGTAATCACTTGGAGTAGTTGAATCATTGATGTTAAAATCAACGTACATCCCGATATAGGTACGATTAGAATCAGAAGTTGAAAAATTAGTTTTACCATCGGCACTATTTGCGTAAGCGATATGTGTATATTGCGTTTTTCCGTCAGCTCCTTTTGGTCCAGGAATCCCTTGACGTCCATCAACACCTTGAATACCTTGGACGCCTTGGTCTCCCTTATCGCCCTTTTCACCGAATTTAGAAACTGAATAACCTGTCTCGCTGGTCTTATCCGTATAATCCCAAACAGTCTTAGTCCATAGGTATTGCCCCGCTGGTACGTTAGGCACTTGACTATTCCAACCGCCTGTTGGAGCAGTTGTTCCTGATGTTCCGACTGCGTAAGTGATTGTGGTAGTTTTGATACCAGTACCATCTTTACCAGCAATTCCATTAGTACCGTTGTTACCATTGGTACCCATATAGGCTACAGCATATCCAGTTTCTGTAGTGTTATCTGTATACGTCCAGATGGTGCGTGTCCACAGAAAACTACCTTTAGCCACACTAGGGACACTAGTTGACCATGTACCAGTTGGAGCAGTGGTACCATTAGTACTTGCTTGATAAGTGATTGCCGTGGCTTTAATTCCCTTACCATCTTTACCTGCTATTCCGTCTCTACCACTGGCACCTGTCAGTCCCATTAAAGCATTGATATATCCCTGCTCTGACGTACCATCTGTATATTGCCATGTGGTGCGCGTCCAAAGATACTGACCTGCTGGTACTGTTGGAATAGTGGTACTCCAACCACCGGTAGGCTTACTAGTACCAGAAACTGCGCCAACATACTCAATGATAGTATTGCTAATACCGACACCATCTTTACCTGGAAAACCATCGTGTCCATTATTCCCATCTTTTGCAATATAAGATACTGAATATCCTGTTTCACTGGTATTGTCCGTGTACGTCCATAATGTCTTAGTCCAGAGATATTGTTCTTTGACTAGAGTAGGGACTTGTGAAGTCCAGCCAGTTGTTGGTGTAACTGTACCGCTTGAAGATATAGTATATGTAACTGTGGTTGAACGTAGTCCAACACCGTCTTTACCTGCTCTCCCATCATTTCCAGTATCTCCCTTATCGCCTTTATCACCATAAACTGCTTTTTGTTCAATAACATCTTGCGTTAAAGGTGCTAAATTGAAAGTTGTTCGAGTGATAGACCATAGATATTTATTAGTAGCTGTCGTTGTTGGTTGAGTAGTGAGCCAACCTGCGTCTGACCAAGTTTGCGTTGGTGTTGCAGTAGTCGTTGTCAAACGCCACTTTTGAGAAACGTTTGTAACAGAACGTCCATTTGTTCCATCATCTACATTAGTGATGGTAACCGACTGATTTGCGACTACTTTACCCGCAACTGTCGCTTTAAAGCTGTAAACTGCTTTATCCGAAACTCCGCTTGCATCAACTGTAATAGTCTGAGTTGGAGCGATAACTGTTCCATCTTTCGACCATTCATAGCTATCAGCAATTGTTTCAGTCGTTGCAGAACCTTTGAAAATATGAGCTGATAAAGTTGTTGAACCAGTGCCATTTTTAAACTGTGTGCCGTTAGTTGTGTCGATGCTACCAATATATGGAGTGGCTGCATCGACCAACTGATTGACGATGGCTTGGATGTCTGCAGAAGCTTCACTTTGTTGTTTTTTAAAATTTGAAAAAGTAATCTTATTTAATGTCGGATTGCTAAAACTTATCTCCATTTCAGAAACCCTAGCTGATAAAAGCAAACCTACATTTCCGTCAGAATCCATAAAGTTATCATCTTGAATATTGATGGTATCACCAATTGACAAAGGCCGATCATTACCAACTGATTCAAGAACTAAGCTACTATTCGCTAACACCTCATAAGTAACTGTCGGATAAGCGAATTGTTTAAATTGACTTACGCAATAGCCCCACATATCATTAACATTAGTGTATTCTGTTTGAAAATCTTTACGAATCCATTTATCACCATTATTAGACTTGATTTGAGACTTAAATAAATTAAGAGAAAGTGGAGCAAATGCAGTATCATCATTTTTTCTTTTATAAAACTCCTCCACACCATCGGAATTGACATAAGAAAATTCGCTTGAATTCCAATTTAAATCGTCTGATCCTGTAATTTTTGTTGCATTAAATAGATTTGTTGTATCGCCAGTCCTAGTAATCCCACTAATGTTTTTACCAAAATTTAAAGAGACATCATTTCTATTTGTTCCAACACCCTGGATATTAACTCCATCATTGGCACGATAGATATTTAAAATGATGGAATCTAGTGTTCCATCATCATTTAAATGTGTAATAAATTCAAATTCTGCATTAAAATTCCCAATCACAGATATTAGACGGGCAAGTTTGCTTTCCTGTCCATCATAATTAATTGTTCGTGTCAGACTTGAGACTTCATTAGTTCCAATGGTTATTTGAGCATTTGAAATTAATTCCATTTGGTCAAAGTACCACTGAATATTATGGCTTGATGTGTTAACTAAGGCATTGGCTTGCTCATTTCTTAATTCTAAATTCAATGAAGAACAAGTTAAAGTAATTTGATAATCACTTTCTTGAACATTTTCTACTCCAAATAAGTGGTCAATGCCATCATAAGTGAAACTAATATAAGCTTGTTCATTTAAAAAACGGCAGTAATCTTGTAACTGGCCGTTGATAAATTTATTTACAGTAAATATAAATGTTTCTGCTCCTTGGTCTTTATACCGATGCCAATTATCATTGAAAAAAGAAGGTAGCATCGGTATATCATTATTGATAATTGCTACGGTTTTAAGTGTATTATCATGAACGACTATTTCCATTATAAGTTCCTTTCTTTATATGATATTTGAACAATTGGTGGAGTAGTATTCCATGTGGACTGCAAGATTTTTAATGTACTTCTACCGGGAGGAATTGAAAAAGGTTCAGTGCCTCTAATTTTTTCTTGAATAGCTGGCATACCGTTGATAACAACTGTGTCTTTTCCGTTCATATTAACAGTAATTTTAGAGTTGGCTGCATAACGATTAGGAACATCTTTCCAAACAGATACATTATTTTTAGTAAGATTTACTTGTCTAATTGATAAATTATTGATAAATTTGTTCGAACCCTTAAATTGTCCAAGGTACAAGTAAACTTTTGAAACTTCAACATCCGCAAGTTCTGGAACATAAATTGTTTTACGGCTTCCGTACCAGTAAAAACCTAGGCTTGCTCCTTCTTTCAAAAAATCGGCATCCCCAGTTGAACTATTAAACATATTATTAGGATATTTTTGATTTTTTTCGGCATTGTTTGTTTCAAATCCAAATGATGTGTACTCTTTAGGAGTATTACCTCCAACCCAAAATGAACATTTAGCACTATTTCCACTCATGTCACTTTTGGTAATCCCATAACCAGCCACCAACTTATCATTGATGTCAGTAAATAGAATTTGGAGGATTCCTGTTTGGCCCATAGCTCCCGCCCAAGCAAATAAATTAAAGTGTGAATAGAAGTTAACAGCACCAACGTGACCATTAGAATCAGCCGGTAGCGTCATAACTTTCATTCCACCGCCTGCAAATTGAGATCCTGACATTGTCCCTTGAGTTGCAAATCTTAGTCCATCACTTTGAAAGCTAATCGTTCCATTCGTTCCAAGTCCTGAATTTTGAGGATTAGCAGTACCAGTTGCATCAATAAATTTAGAAAAACTTAAATCAGAATTGCTATTATACAAATATTCACTTTCAGGCTTTACAACTCCATCTGCTTCTTGCCTATTTCCTATTTCAATTGCTCCATTTTGACCAGCAATTGCAATATACCCATTCTCATGAACGTTGGTAATTTCTATTGTTGGAAATGCGTCAAGATTACCTGTATTATTAATTTCAACATCTACAGAGCTATCTGAATTATTAGTAATTGTTCCTAATTGACCACCAGAATTGGAAGCATTTAGAACGTTTGTTTCGACTGATTCTGAAACTCCGCTCGGAACTAAAAATGTAATTGAACCTACAGCTTGATAAAATGATGATTCATCTAATGTTGGCGTTCCATCAGGAACAGCCCACCAAACTTGATTAGGATCATCATCAAAAATCAAAGCAGCTGGTTGCTTTACATTTAAAGCACTAGCCAAAGCCTTTCTCACAGAGGTGAAACGGTCTAATTTAACATTTGCAATAAAGTTAACTGTAATTGATTTCGAATTAATTGAATTTTGCGTGAAATCAGCGCCAATAATAGGATTAGGTTGAACCGTATTCGTCCAACCAGCCCCTATATTTCTTGTAATTGCTGTAAAACCATCAACGATTGTCGATAAATCTACATCATTAAATTTAACTGAAAAAGCCATTTTTAATTTTTACCCCACAATCTATCTTGTTGATTTACATAGTCAGTTAAGGCTTGATTCATATAAGGAGCTAACCCCTGAGACACATTACGCCCATCTAATAAAGCATAAGCAATTAGAGGATTTTTCTTAACATCTTCAATGGAGTTAAATATATTGGATAATAAAGTTAATACTGGTGAAAGGTCTGCTGTATTGCTTGAAGCTCTATTATTTCCGTTAATTCTTTGATTAGCTTCCGCAAGCAATTGATTTGCTCTTGCATTTTTTTCAACAGACAAAGGAATAACCATTTCTGGCTTATTTCCTTCGCCTATTTCATAGAACCCATGAGCATTTATGATTCCACCATTTTCATAACCATGTCCATTCCCAAGGAATGACAAACTTGGGCCATATTTTTTTTTAGCATAATTAAGAGCAGCTAATAAGTTATCGTAACCATTAAAAATATCACCGTGACCAGGGAATTTATTGGCGTTGAAAGTTGAGGATATTGTTTGCATCAACCCTTTAGCAAGGTCACCAGTGATGTTGTTAATATCCCCGATGTTTCCTTGTACTGCTTTTTCATTACCGCTTGACTCAGAAGCGATTTGGCGAAGCACACGGTCAATCATGTCTTGGCTAGTACTCAAGCCGTTAGCTGCAAGCGCCTGTTTAACTTGTCCAGCCCAACGTTGAACACCGGAACCAGATGGCGAACCTTGAGAACCGCCACCGTCATCTTCGTGTTTTTTCTTTAATGAACCAAGTAACTTCTTGATTGGGTCAACGATTGCATTGACAAATCCATTACCAAGAGCTGGTGCTATAGAAGTAACTAAAGGAGAACCACTAATACCTGATATAGCATTAGTCATGAAGTGAGTTAAAGTCTTAATAGGGTGCTTAATCATTTCTGTTAAGCCATCCCATTTATCTTTAACCCACGAACCAATAGAACTCAACCAATCTGGAGTACCATTTTCAAAGTGAGGGATAGCGTGAGCGGGTACAACTGTTTCACCACCTTGGAAGTTTACAAGCCTGTTCCGACCTTCCAGTACATGCATTTGACCTGAATTGTCTATAACAGCTTCTTGGTAATGTTCGCCTGGTGCATCGTTAATTAATGCGACTCCTTTAGGTGCGCCTTTAGTACCGTTCGCCAGTTTAGGTATTTTACTAATTGCATTTTTAGAACCACCGAATGTATGAATAACACCATTAATTCCGCCGATACCATTGTTTATGACACCTATAACTGAATTGATACCATCTTTTCCGAATTGGATTAAACCATCCCACATACCTTTCCAAAAATCACTGACTTTAGTTTTAATTGTGTTGAATGTATCCCAAATCTTAGTACCGAAACCTTCGATACCTTTTTTGATAGAATCAACCTTTTTACCAAAGATAGACTCAACAAAACCCCATAAAGCATTCCATATCTTCTGAATATCCTTGCCGAGATTTCCCCATTTACCTGTAAAGAAATCAGTAAAAAGTTTTAAAACTGACTTAAAAATGTCAATATATTTATTAAATACATTACCAATCCAAGACCATGCACCCATTCCATGCGTTTTTTATTCCATTTAAAAGCGAATTGAACACTTTAGAGAATGACTTACCGAAGTTGTTGAAACCTTTAGAAACACCGTCCCATGTTTTCTTGAACCATTTAACAACACTACCAGCCCATTTTGAGACTGCTTTAGCTATACCATTGATGAATTTACGGAATTTCTTATTGTGTTTATAAAGTTCTACAAATGCGGCGACTACGGCGACAATGCCTGTGATAATAAGAATAAATGGATTAGTTTTTAAAAAGTTAAAAGCGAGTTTCATTCCTTTTCCTGCACCGACAGCAGCTTTACCTAGACCAGTTAATGCTTTGGTTCCCTTTTCGGCGTCTTTAATTACGAATAATTTTTTTAATGCTTCATATTTTTCAACTCCTTTAAGTACTCCCAAAGTCCCTTTAAGCGCAACATTAAGCCCTATAATTGCAAGAGCAATTTTCTTAACGTCTTTCGGATGTTTTGATGCCCAAGTCCCAAACTTCTCAAGCCAAGGTATAACTGTTTTTAGAGTGTCGCCGATTAACTTAAATGCAGCACTACCTAATTCTTTTACCATACCAAAAAAGTTTTTGATATCATTGGCGTGTTTAGAAATAAAGTTCCCTAATTTCTCGATTTCATTAGCTAGTCCATTCGCAAAGTCTGCTAATGGATTTTTTGTTCCTTTAAAAACGGAGCTAAAAGCTGTAGAAATAGTTGTGACAGCTTTATTTGCACTATCTCCGATATGAGTAAACGCCTTTTCCGTTTCCTCTCCATCAAGAGATTTAGATATGTTTTTTAAGAAATTATTATTTGTTTTAAAGAAACCTTCTGTGATTTTTCCAGATAAACTTTGGTATTTTTCTTTCAAGTGACCAGAAAATCCGTCAAATGAAGTGAGGTAGTTTTCAAGCCCTTTAGGTTTAGCGGCACTCATGTTTTCAATTGTCTTTGATAAATCAGACATTGAAATTTTACCGTTGTTTGCTAATTCGTTGAGTTTATCGCGAGAGACACCCATTGTCGTGGCTAATGTTTTAGCGAACCCAGGTAGCGTTTTTTCCATTTTGGTAATTGAACCAGAAGTAATTTCACCACTTGCATTCATTTGAGTAAACTTAGTGATAATATTTTGCATTGCATCATCAGATTTACCAGTTGCACGACCTAAATTAACAAAAGCGTCAGATAATTTTTTAGCCCCATCAGCCGAACCTGTTAATCCATAAGTTTTTTTAGTTAAAAGACTTAATGTATCAATGGAATATCCTGATTCTTCTCGCAAATTTTTGATATTATCAACTAAAGAATCATTCAGTTTTTGATTACCATTTGTAAAATTATTCAAAGAAACCGATAAATTCTGCATTTCTTTGTTATACTCTACGCCAGCTTCTAACGCACCAGTAAATTTGCTCTTAATATCACCAATCGCACCGATTACACCGGTAGCTAAGATGTTCCCTAAAAAGACATCTTTAAAATGGCTATGTGTACGGTCTAATAAACCATTAAGACTTCTAAGCTGACTCTTTACTTTACCTATACCTTCTGTACGAGGTTTTATTTCAGTGCCGTTGAGCCTTTTTATATCTCGAGTAGCTTCTGAAACCTTTGTGGACATTTGCGCCACACGAACTTCTTGAAGTCTATAAGCCTTAGAGTTCTTATCGCCTGATTCCCCTAGTTTTTCCAATTCGGTTTTTTGAATCTTTAAAATTTGAGAATATTTTTCTTGAGCTGACTTTAATCCATCAATTTTGGCTTTATTGGCTTCTTCAGTTTTTCCTTCCGCTTCGAGTTGCTTTACCCGTTCTTCCGTAAGCTTGTTAGAATGTTGAACTTCCTCGTTAAGTTTTGCAAGTCCTGATTTTTGGTACTCATAAGCTTGTTTTGCTTTATCTTGTTGACCGTTTAGGGCGGTTAACTTAACTTCTGCTTGAGTAATTTGTGAAGCATATTTTTGATAAGCTTTCTCTCCAGCAGAAGTAGAACGGTTAACTTCTGATTGCTCTTGTTTTAGCCGCTCAAGCACTGATTTTTGTTTACTTAAAGAATCAGACAAACCCTCATACTTAGCTTTAGAAGCACCTAGAGTATCTCCTGACAGCTTCATTTGAGATTCCATCTGTTTCCAAGCATTGGTGCTATCTTTAACTGAATTTTTAAGGCTTTCAATACTGGTTACTGCATTAGTAGTATTAACTCCGATATTAGTGGCCAAAGTCCCAGCTACTTTTTCTTTTGCCATATATTCCTCCTTTCTTTTTAAATTAACGAATTCCATTGAGCTGCTAAATCCTCAGCTGACATCATTTTGTTATCAGGATTTGCGCTCATGACATCAAGCAATTCCTCATATTCCTGTTCTCCAATTGTGCTTAAATCCCAATGAAGATTTTGAATCACATCTTTTTCGAATAGCTGTAATTCTAACAAGTGATTATGATTGCTGATTATTCGCTCTCTTGGGCTAAACCCACTTCGCCATTTTCTTTGGCTTTTTTGATATCCGAGTCAGAAGCGCCTTGCAATTTTGCAACAATATAAGAAACAACTTCCATCAACTCTTCCATTTCAAGTTCTTCAAGTTCTTCTTTTTCTTTTTTGCTGAGTTTAGCGATATCAGAGACAAATTCGATAATTGAATCAAGATAATCTAAGACTAGTTCATCGTTTCCTTCACTAATTTTTTCTTCTGCTTCGGCCATGTTTTTGGCAAATTTATAACTCTTCTTGAGATTTTTAATTGAAGCTTTGACTTCAACGGTTTTTTTAAGTTTTTTGATTTTAATTTCCATGTTTTTCTCCAATATTTTATAAATAAAAAAGCGGGATGTAATCATCCCGCACTGTTTAATTAAACTCCGAGTCCACTAGCAGCATATCCTCCCATAACTTCTTTTAGCATTGCCGTTTTATCGAATCCAGAATCTGCAGAATTGAAAGTTTTCATTCCTTGATTATTCCATGCCTCAAAAGCCAGTGATTGATAAGTCAATGCATCTTCAACTCGGTTTTGCGCTGCATTGTCAGTTTGAATGTTCAATGCAGTTTCAGTCATATGGCCATTACCGAATGCGTAAAAAATTGAATGTGAACGATCAATTAACTCTGACTCAATAATCAAAGCAACTTGTGGCAAATCTTGTGATTGAACGTATCCGCCTTTTTTGTCGCTTACTTCTCCTTTAATTTTAGCTTTAATATCAAAAGGAAGATTGTTCCAAACTGCAGCGACTTGCGGAAATGATTTTGAACTCACTACATCAACAAGACCGTTGTCTCCAAATTTTTGAGTACCAGCAGCTGCAATATTAGTGATATTTGCAGAAGCTGTACCTAAATCTTTCGGATTTGACATATAAAGTCCATCTGTTGTTAGCCCTTCAGGACCTGCAATAATTTTGCCTGTTTTTTTATCAATTAATCCAAGATAAGTTTTTTTTAAACCTACAATTGTCATTTTATTCTCCTTTTAATTCATTAATTTCCACAATTTTTTCAACTGTGATATTTTTTTTAGTTTGTTGTTTTGTTGTATTGGTACTAACGTCTAGGTAATGTGGTTCACTTGAAATTGTTAACCACCCGCTATCTTTTAGTTTCTCCATCAATTCTATTTCTGCAAGAAGCATACTTTCAGAGAGATTAAATCCGTAGAAAATTTGGATAGTAACTGCCAGAACAACGCTATTAAAGGTTCCGTCCCCATAGTTAGTAATATCTGATTTAAACTCTGTCAGTAAAACTTGAGTATTGTCTAAATCATTAACATGTTCTTTGGGAATAAAATTTTCAAATACTAACCAAGAGGGGCGGAAAGCACCTACTATTTGCGAAACTTCTTGTGTTGGTCTCATTCTGCCCCTTTCTTTTTGAGTATTTCTGAAAAAACTTCTGCTTCCGCTGAAAACATGGCAACTTGAGCTTCCATGCTGTCACGATAAGTAGAAACAAAAGGGTCAGATGTAATTGCAACTTGACCCCCTTTTCTATATTTCGTTCCTTTTTTGGAATACATCGGAAAACGTGTGCCGTTTTCAATCAGATGACCTACCCTTGATTTGGTGTAATCCCAACCAACGGTAGAATTTCCGTCTTTAATACCATCAATATTAGTGTTCTGAACCAAAATACTATCGGCTAGATGTGGGTTTTCCCCAGTTTTACGAATACGATAATGCTTATCTTTAGTGACTTTTTCAAGTCCTATAGCGAATGCATTTGCACCAGCCTTGGTTATTTTTGCTTTATCTTCAACCGTTAGAGATGTACTGACAGATTCTGCTTGAAAAATTATCCCATTCATAATGTCTTCAAATAGTTGCTTTTCTTCCATCATGAACTCCTTTTGAGCGTCAAATAATCATACCTGATGATATTACTTGTTTCATCAGGCGAATAATTGACGATATCATATTGGACATTATCAATCACAGCAGCCTTTAATTTTTCTGCTGATGAATTGTGTCGTATGATAATCGTACGTGAGTTTTCAAGAGCAGTTCCTTGGAGTTGGTATGATTGACTCAACGTTCTTGTTTTAGATGCAAACCAAACATTTATTTTCGGAACAAAACTGTCATAACCAGCTCCTGTATATTCATTAGTTAAAGTTTTAACATCTCCTAGTTGAACTTTTTTGTTAAAGTCAGCTAGATTAAGTTGTGCCATTCAGCACCTCCCACATTCTAGCTCTTATTTGATTAATCATAATCTGAATACCAATACCATAGCCTTCTGACAAATCTCTACTGAAATATAGACGGGTTGCAAGAGCTGAAACAGCTCTATTATACTGGTCGGGTAAATTATCCATGATTTGCTCATCAGTAACTGAATCAGAAATAGAACCACGAATTAAGGCACTTGCATCATGAATAAGTCTATTCATAGTTGCAATTTCATCATAGTTTGAATCAATATGATTTTCATCAAGTAATTCTTGTGCTGTAATTAGTGCCATAATTCACTCCTTATACTGCTGTAGATTGAACAACTGTTACTGCTTTTAGCTTACCTGTCAAGTTAACAATTAAGTCTTTACTAGCTTGTACAACGTTTTGACGCAAGAAGATGCCTAATTGTTTATACCAGATATCATAAGTATCTTGGAATTGACCAGTAATTTCAGTAAGTTTAAAGTTGATTACTGCTTTTTTGAGCGGAGCAACAACGATATTTACATCCCCTGCACTAGCACTAGGGAACAATTTATCATCAACGATAACAACTGTTTTCCCAAGCAAAGTATAACCAGTTGCTGCGGTAACGTTTGGTTGCAACAAAGGACGACCCATTGCATCAGTAGCCATATCAAAGAGGTTATAGGCAGATTGTGACATAACAATCGAAGCAGCTGCAGAATCTTGAGGTTTTAAAGTAACGTTCAGAACTTTCTTAAGATCTCCAAGTAAGTAAGTAGAGGTAGTTTTTTTAATTCCATCAGTCAAAGCTGTAATGATAAGAGAATCATCAGTATTATCACGAAGCTCAATCAATCGTGATTGAAGTTCAGCTTGCCAATCATAAGACGAATCAGAAATCAATTCTTGAGAGAATACATAGCCTCCTGTATATGTTTTCAAGTCCCAAAGAATAGGTGTAATAACTGGAGTTGCATTTTTAGTTGTTTGACCATACTCTGTGTGAGCAGTCAATAGGTCAGTAGAGTTATTAAAAATTGGAAGCTTACCAGTTGTTGTAGTTACTGATTCGGTTCGAACCAATGAGCCAAGCCGTGGGAATTGATGCACTTCTTTTTCTGGAGTGAGAATTGTTTCAGGAATAATTACTTTCCCATCTTTCAAAGCAATACCTGTAACATCACGAACTTCACCAGTTTTTAAATAATCAGCAAAAGCAGTCACTTTTTTATCTGCGATTTCGCCACCAACTTTTAATTTCATATCTTGCAATCCTCCTGCATCTCTTTTTTCTTCATCTTTGACAGTTTTTTTATCTTTTTCTGCTTCTGATTTTGTTTCAGTTTTAAGTTTTTCTGGATCATCTTCTTCGTTATCTGCTGAATTTTCTTCTAATTCAGGAGCAACCAAATCAGAATCATCTCTTTTTTCTTCAACTTTTAATGCTGAAGCTTGCTCCAAAACTTCAATATTAGAGCGAATTTCTTTGATTTCATCTTCTTTTTCTTTGATTTCTGTCATTCCAGCTTTGACTTCATCAATTGTTTTGTCTTCTGACTCAGTAAAGCTTCGAATTTCAGCTTTTTTGGTATTAAGTTCAGCAGTTTTAGTCGCTAAATCTTTTTTTAATTTTTCAATTTTCATTGAGTCCTCCTAGGTAGATTTTTACCTTTTCTTTATATTTTCTCGTTCGTTCCGACAAAAAAGCGTCCATTGAACGAGTAACTTGGACGCTTGTATCATCATAAGCTGGTCTGCTTACAACACTTATTTCACTCAACGTTTGAAGTTGATTAATAATTCTTATTGGACTATCTGCTCCTTGTTGCCAAGAATCACCACCGTCCGCAACAGAGAATCCAAAACTCATACCTTTAAGGTTCCCAGCCTTAATATTGTTATAAACGTCATGGCCAACTGTTGTATCTGGCATATCCAAAACAAAATGCAAGCCGACTTTATCAATGCTTAACTTTAAAGTTCCTGCATCAACTCTGCCTAGCACATTGGCGTAATCATGGTTATATAAAGCTAATACATCGCTTAAATCGACATTATCAAGTGCTATCGGAGCGATATATTCAATAAATGGAGCCATTGCAGTGCTAGGAGTATTGAATTTAATAGCATAACCTGCAATTTGTCCAATAAAACCAGTATTTGTAGGGCTCCTCGTCTCTAACTCTGTTGAATCAAAATAACGATATTCGATGTTTTCCACTAAATAATCCCCTTGCTTTCTAATAAAGTCTTTGCTTCTGTTGGCTCAATAATCCCTTCTTTTACCCAGTTCAATATATCTGCTTTAAACACAGAATTTGAATAGTCGGTAATGGGAGACATATCAACGCCAATCGATGAATCGCATTTGATTCTCAGTTCTGAAATTAAAGGCTCAATGAATCGGTTTAAAGCATTAACATAAAGGTCCTTAATTTGGTCAAGACTCGACTGTTGGTCTCCCGTTCCGTTTAAATAACTGTCAGATACTCCGAAAGCTTTGGCAATTTGAGTTCTTCCCCAATTCATTGAATTAAGGTAATTAGCAACATCGGCATTTATGGATACTGTAGAAAAATCAGCTGATTGATCTAGAACCATGACACGTCCTGAATTATTTCCTCCATTTGCTTTTTCGAACTCTTTTCTTATAGAGTCTTTAGCTTCTGAAGATAAGGTGCCTTGCGGAACTTTGACAACACTTGTAGGATTAAGCGCTCCTTTTAAAGTTGATAGAGAAAGTCTATTTGCTTCTTTCTGTTGCCCTATTTCGCTTGTAAGAGATTCTAGTGGAGAATGGCCAACCAAGTTATGGAGCGTATCGACACCATAAGCCATGATTTTTACATGTATCATTTCACTAGCGTTATATTTAGCACTTGGATAATCATCAAATTGATTAACTTCGTAAGTCAATGTATCATCGGTCAAATCTATTGTTATAGCGTTACTAGGAATTAACCTCAACTCTTTCATCAAGCTATTATCGCCTTTTAAAATGGCTAGAAATACATTCCCGTTAAGCAAAAGATTTAATATAGCTGTTTGCCAGAAACTAAAAGCATTTGTTAAGTGGCTTGGATTGTTTAGAACACTTGTGAACACTTGATTACCAATAAATCTGGTACCTGCGATATCCGAGCTAATTAAACTAGTCACTGCATATAAATCGCTATTTTTTAGTGCTTCTGTTGCATCGACAAGCGAATTAGGAACAATCGAACCATTTTGAACCATAAAAGGGTAATAATTATTAGGCGTAATTGAGCTTCTGCGTTCAAAAGGGTTTAAAATACTCATGTATGTCCTCCTTTATTTGAATACATATAAGCTAGGGCAAATAACAATACCCCTGAAACAATTAGTCCTAACGGAACATTAATAATGAATACACCAACCGATACAAATAAAAAACCAACGAAAACAAGTAGCGCTGGTAAGTATGTAATTAAATTTTTCATTTTCCTCCTTAAAAACTAAATCCATTAATAAAGTAGTCGCTGATTTCTTCGTCATTCATATTTCCGAAAGGCGAATTTGTTTTCTTTTCTTCTACATTTGTAAAATCATTAAAATAAAACTGTCCTTCATAAAGTGCATTGACAATAGCATCAGCAGCATCTATTTTTTGAGAATTGACATTTTTATCAAGCTTAATCCCATTATTATCAGAAACAGTAACTGCATTGACTAGGCCTTGAATTAACGCTTGGTCATCAAGCATTGTAATATTATGCTTAATAAACGAAGACTGTAAGAATTTAGTAGGCTCATTAAGCGACTTTATCCCTTGTCTTACTGGAATCAGAAGATATTCTTCTTTGACTTCATCCAGTCGTCTAATGAAATTTCCCGTTCCCCACTGGTCATACAAAATAGCTTTTACTCTTAACTCGTTTTTTTCTATGAAATTAAGCATCCAATTAAAAACTTCATCTTCATCAATCAGTCCAAAACGGTCTCTAGTTATAGTTGCGAACCCTTTTTCTTGAACCGCACGATAATCAATGTTATCTCTTTGTTCCTTGGCTTCAATAGAACCAGCTTTCGCAATAGGTATCCAGCTGTGTTGATACAAATGAAATTTACTTCCACTATGAGGAAACACAAAAGCTAATGAGGTATCATCATTTGTTTGAGAGTAGTCAAAACCAATAAAGACATCACGGCCGAAGTAATCAAACTCATCTACAATGGCGTCTTGAACCAAATCTAATGGCAAATAAGCGTTCTTTTTTGCGTTCTGCCATAAGTTCATATTCTTAACGTAAAAATCACGTATGCGCCCTTGAGAGTTTAATGAATCACGTTCGGTAATCATCCCCTCTGTAAGGTTCTTGCGCATAGACTCTATTTCCATTAATGGATTTGACTTAGGCCATGTTTCAATTAGATAAGCTTCATCTTCGCTATCTTGTTCCCATATAAGAACTAAATCTTTTTCAGAACTACTCCAATCTCCAGATTCAAGCATTTTAGAATACCGCTTATAATCTTCAAACATCGGAACAGTCGGGTCAACTCCAGCTGTTGAAATAAAAAACATCTGAGCTAATGGATTATTAACCATACCAGATGTCATTGAGCTAATAAAATCACGTTGTTTTTGACCAAATAAATGATATTCATCAACGATACCAGTAGTATAATGGTCAGAATCCGCTGGACTTCCTTGAGCAGAAAGTTTTTTCATTACCGCAGACTGCTTTTTTATCTCCATAACTTGAGAATTATCATTGATATCTAAAGCTTTAGCAAGCTTTTTAAACACACCATCTTTCAATTGAATCCAATTGAACCTCATATAATTAAATAAGTTATGTGTGTGAGCAATATCTATTGAACTTACTGCAAGCTGTCTATTGATTTTAGGAGAGCCGAATAAGAAATTATAAAGCGCATAAGTTGCAAGTACTTGAGTCTTACCGTTTGTCCGAGCCATTGAAATAAAGATTGTTTTAAATCTCATTCCTTTTGTCTCTGGATTACGCCACCCTTGAACAGAAGCTAGAATAAACTTTTGATAAGGTGATGCTTCAAATGGTTCGCCACTCGTTACATCTTTCAGGAGTGTTGAAAATTCTACAATTTTCTTAGCTTGTTCTGAATCATAGATATAAATGAATGCATCATCTTTATCAATTCTTCTTAAATCATCAATGTGGCGTTTACAGGCTTGTTTTATTTTTTCCCCTGAGATTATAGTGCCGTCAAGCACACCAATTGCATAAGATAAAGCTGGGTCATCTGGATAACGTTCTGTTAAATCTTTATAGTTATCCATTAACCACCACCGAACTTAGAAGTCCAATCAATTTCTTCTTCATCTTCCTGCATATTCAATCCCATTAACTCTGAACGAGATTTTGGAGATAAGCCTAATTCAGAACCAATCTTTGTAAGATTTTTTATTGCATCAGAGTAAATTTGAGTCATTGGATTACGTTTAAATCCTTGGAACTGTCTATCAATAATTTCACCAGTCATATCTTGAACTGGTTTATAAATTTCTTGAACCTCACCATGTTTTTTAAGATGTTCGTATGAATTTCTATAAATTTCATACTGAGTGCAATACATTTCAACCAATGTTTGGTCAATTCGTTCTACAGGCTTTTGTGTTTCTAAAAAAAGGACAACTCTACGCCAAATTTGTTTTGCAGTACGTCCAAGATGGTCTGGTGGCTGATAGATCAAACGACCGTCATTAATATCTTTAAAACTTTTTTTAGCCAAAAAATTCTCCTTTCTTATTTGTCTTGACCCCCCCTATGCAAAAATTTTAAAAAATCACTTTTTTACTCAGGAAGCCACCATTGGTATACGGTATTCCTAAAAGCGATGACGGGGGGCTATTTTTTATTTTTTAGAACTTTTTTCCACCAATCTCGCCCAACATTTTTTAATTGCTGGTCGGATAACTTATTTTCTATTGCAGTTTTTTTATTGTGCTGCGATTTAGTTAGAAGCCATAGATTGTCAGTATTATATTGTTCCATTCCCGAAAGCAATCGTCTTGGTATGATGTGGTCAGCTATCAGGTCGCCCTTGTCCCATACCTTACCTTCAATCGCATCAACATAACCATCTCTTGCCTTGACGTACTCAGATACTTTAGACCAACGTTTGTCTTGATAGAATCCATTGTGTAATTCCTTTCGCCTTGTCTGGTCATACTCTCTGTTCTGTTCAGCTTGGTTACGTTGTCCTCTTAAAGTTAGAGATGCCTTAGCTTTACTCTCTGCCCGTTGATTGATGTAATTGCCTAGGCGTTCATCGTAATGCTTCTGGCAGTAATTATGTTTAAGGGGTATCAATTCACGACACCCTACATTTGCACAGCGGTGTAACCTCATAGGGCATCTCCTTTCCAACAATAAAAGGCTGCCCATTGGACAACCTGTAATAAAATATAATAGCAAGTCAGGGAGTCGAACCCTAACAAGCTTATGAAGCAAATTCAAACCGATACTTATGATATTTTGTGCTTTTGCCTTTTACTTCATAATACAAGTATATCAGCAAAAACAAGGAGCAACACTCCAATTTCGTGCCTTTTTCGTGTCGTTTTTATCCCAATTTGACCCATGCTTTCAAATGAAATAGCCAATATGAGGGTTTATATCTTTTCTGAATCGATAGTAAATAAACTTCGCTTTCTTTTCTGAAATCTCAATCCCTTCATTATCAAGTTCCATCATTACTCTGTACCATGTAAAACCACCGTAACCACAGTGTTTTAGCTTGATTATTTCTTTTTCCTCCTTAATTAAAGGTTCGTACCACAAGCTGAATTGGTACATCAGGTCTTTGAGTTTAATATATTCTTCGTCATTTTCAAGTGCTTCTTTATTTAAGACGTGACTTTCAGGTTCCGAACCACCAGAATATGCTGTACGAATGCCCAAGTTATCTACTTTTTGCTTATAAAGATATCTGCTTTCAATTGATTTTATTCTGGCTTCAAGTCTGCCATTAACGTAATCTCCAATAATTCTATCTAACTTATCTGCCATTCATCAAATTCTCCTTTTGTGGTATAATTAAGTTAGAAAACTTCTTGCCGAAGCCCATTGCAGTGGGCTTTTTTTGTTTAATAGTGTATAATATACATTGGTCAAAAATATTACACAAACTAAGTTGATAATTAGTTGCTCCATACTACTGACCAAGTGTGGAGTTTTTTTGCTGTTTATTTTCCTATCTTTCTTAGAAATTTATATACTAAATAAGCCCAGTAAGCTATCAGGCTCATCAGTCCAATGAATATAACTACAATTACTGACCATATTGAAAGATAAGTCAGTAATGTAATTAAAAAGTTCGCTATGGAAATACCCATCATTTTTCTCCAACAATTTTCACAGGAACAACTGATTCAGGTAACCACGTCACTTCATATTTATAACTGTTTACGTTCGCTCCTGATAAGTCCTCAACGGTATACATGTTGTTATTTGTTAAATTAATAATATCTTTTTTGTACTGACTTTTACCTACCTTTGCTAGAATTACTAGTTTCTTACTGTCCTCAGTATTAACAGAGATAAGCCCTTTAGCAACAAATTCGATTTTATCTGTGCGAGTATTGATAATAACCACTCTGCGTTCAACTTTAAAATTATCTGCATCATTGCTTACGTTTTGGCTCACTTTATCAGCTTGTGAACAGGCTGATAGTCCGATAAGCGCTGAAGCACCTAAAACAGTGGAAATTGCTATATTTTTGATTTTCTTCATTTTATTCAACCTCGATTCCAAGTTTTGCGACCAACTCACTGGCTATAGTTGTATTTCCCTCAATGTTATCTTTAAGTAAACTAATAAGAGTACCAACGGGAATATTAAAATTCGATTCAAAGAAACTAAATCTGTCTGTTAATTCGGCGCCAAATTTATCAGTTTTTTTAATTTCCCCTGATTGCAATTTGTCTTCTAATAGTTCCACTAATTCTGTTTGTCTTTTAATTGCATGGATTACATTTTTTAAACGGCATGTTTTTTGTTCAATTGTCTCAATATTTCTTCTGATTTTAGTTTCTGATAACATATTAATCTCCTTTTTCTCTGCTCTTTTTATCATCGGAGCGTTAGTCCGTTTAGGCCTTTCATACGTAGATACTTTATCCATTTTCTCCTCCAGTTGAGTTTAGCGAGTTCCTAGCTCAGTATATGTTATAATGTAGGCGGATAAATATTTACCAAGCCCATTTCCATGCCCATAACGTATGCGAGACTTACATCAAAAATTTCAGCTAACGCCTCCCAGATATCTTCATTTCGTGGAGATCGCTTTCCTTGTTCATAATAAGACAACTGACTGTCACTAAATGATAGTCCTTTTTCTTTTAATTTCTCTGATAACCCCTTTAGTGTTATTTTTTGAGCTTTTCTAAGCTCTTTTATTCTGTTTTTTCTCACTCACAGCCTCCTTAATATAGATGTGATATAATATAACTGACCGAAAATAAAATGAAAAAGTATTATTTTTTACATGCGAAGTCGAATTTGGTCAACTTGGGCTTTTTTGTTTATTTAATATCAATTCCAAGTTCTTTAGCCAACTCATGGATAAGAGCCGTATTATCTTCGATATTTTGCTCCAACAAAGGGATGAGCGTTCCAACATTAATCTTAACGGAACATTTTAAAACTCCTCCCAAGTTTAATTCAAGTTTTGTATCCCTAGGCATATGATTATTTTTGATATCATCTAAAACAATCTTTTGATCTCTAACATCATGAATCATGTCTTTCAGTCTATCAATTTTAGTTTGTGCTTTAGCGATTTGTTCTGAAAAATCAACAGTAATTTCTTGTGACATTTTTTCTCCTCCAGTTGAGTTTAGCGAGTTCCTAGCTCAGTATGATATAATTTGTTAGACCATAAAAATATAAACGTTAGAATTCACAATTTCGCTCAAGCTTGGTCAGCTTGGGCTTTTTATTATCTCCTTTATTCAAGTCATATTCCTTGTGCTAGACTAATAAAAGTTTTAAAATAATAGAATATAACTATTTGAAGGAGGATTTAATCATGAGTTATGTTGTAAATAAAACTGGCGACTTTAGCGGTTATCATGAAGTACACAAAGGTGCTTGCCCCAATCGTCCGATAGTCACTGATTCGTATCTTATTAATAAACAATTTGAAAATGACCTTGATGCCATGGAATATGTTAAAGAAATATATCCATCACTCCAGGTTAGACCTTGTTTATCTTGCATGGACACATCCTCACGTTAATTTTTGTTAATCCCCCGAAGCCCTTATCTATGATTTGGGCTTTTTTTTGCATTCATTCCACAACCTCCTCGATATAAGCGACTTTGAAAGCTACGTTGATATCAGTGTACCAACCTGCGTTGCTTTCGATATATTCAATAACATCAGCTAAACTATTGGCTTCAACAAACTGTTGTCTTGAATGAAGTTGTCCATCTTCTTTCAAAAACGAGTTACTTATTAATCTAAATTTTTTCATCTCCACCTCAATCCATATTTTGATATGCTGCGATTAAAGAAATAACAATAGTTAAAATCCATTCGCTAGTTGTTGCATTTTTAAAAAACATACTAATCATATTAGAAGTAGTCATGAAAACAACTAAGAATATAATAAATTTTGTCAAGTAATCTCTTATTTTTTTTATGCACTTTCCACCTCAATCCATATGTTTATCAAGCCATTTTTCAGGGAACACGTTCTCCGACTCATCAAGGTCTGAGCGGTTTAAGCGTTTATCTCTGATATAGCAACGCCGACAAAATCGTTCCTCGTGAGTGCTAAATAAATTAGCTCTCCATTTCGACCACTTATGCCCGGACAGCTTACACATTAGTTTCATTTTCTATTCCTCCACCATTTTTTAATATCATTTTTGAAAATGAATATGATAAAAGCCATGATAATAAGTCCCCAAATTGGAATAGCAATCATTGCTGCTTTTATGATTTGTATTAATAATTCTTGCAATTCATTATTCATTCAAATCCCCTCGCCACCAGTTATTGACCAGCGATATTAGTTTGTCGGTCATAACTTAACTGCTATCTTCCTATTACCTTTATCGCGCCTTGAATTAACCGGTCTTGACCACCATTTAATAGTCGTAGGTTTAACATTTAGTAATTTAGCAAGTTCGTCAGCTGTTCCTTCTGCTATAAATTTTTCGCCTTTATATATTGCGTATTCAATCATCCCTCCCCCACTTTCACTAAATCAACTCCGAGGGCTTTGCCTGCGAGGTATAAAGCAATGATATTTTTATTTTTAAAGTAGTAATCATCGAAAGCTCTCGAACCGTAAGGTCCAGTTTGATCTAGCACATAACCAATATCTGTTGCATCAACGCCAGCAAAAACACTGTCCAACTCATCCGCAATGCTTTTCGGAATCGTGAGAATTTTCCTCATATCACGATATCTGTTTGCATCTTGCTTTATCATTTCTTCTTCAACGATTTCAGAAATTCTTTTATTGTCCATCACAACTCCCCAGTGCTACCAAAACCGCCTGTTCGCTTTCCGTTTGCGTTGTCATCGTCTGTTGTAAGGTATTTGACAAATACCCCTTGCATTATTCTTTGACCTTTAGAAATGGTTACAGGCTCTTTTGAGATGTTCATAAATAAGCCTTTAAATTCTTGCGGATAGTAATCTGAATCGATAATTCCTACTGAATTAATCAATGCAATGCCACGCTTAACTGGATTACTTGAACGGTCGTATAATTTCAATACTTCATCATCTCCAAGTTGAACAGCTAGCCCTGTGCTTACCATTTTAATTTCATCAGGTTGAATCGTAACTGTTTCACTTGCGGAAATGTCATATCCTGCGCTATGTTCTGTCGCTCGTTCTGGAATAGTCGCATTTTCGTCTAGTTTTTTAAATCCTCTTGTCATTCTCCGTCCTCCACAGGCACAAGCTCATAGCTCCCAGTTTGCATGCTGTCGATTTCTTGCTGGGTGAAGGTTAACTTCCATGCAGTGCCAATAGAATGCGTAAGTGGGTCTGCTCCAGTCCAAAAGAAGTATCTATCCTCATTTTTAAACTGATTATCTTTTGCAAGGAATTGTCCGGTTAACTCATCTCTCAAATAGAACAGCTGCGGTTTTTCGACCCTGAAACCAATGAGCAGAGCAGTTAACCACGTTTTTTGATGATTATCAATCCAATCTAATTCCTTTTGAATTTCAAGATAGCTTGCTGAATAGTTAATATACTTGCCATCTTCAGGGGCGCCAAAGGTATTGATTAACTTACCAATGAAATCAGGCACGACTGGCAGGGCTTGCTGTTGGAGTTGCGATTTTAAATTAGCGATTTCTTCGTCTGCTTGTGCTATTAACGTTTTAACATGAACAGCCGCATAATATTTAGTATCTCCAACAGGGTGCTGAATTGTTTTTATTGGTAATATTTCTAGTTTTTCTTCAAACTTAGTCATTTTCATTTCTCCAATTCTGTTCCAATATATTTTGCCGAAAGAAACCAATCAAGTTTTGGAAAATTTTCTTCTAGCAAAACATTCCAATTAGTCACACTGCAATTAAAACCGCTCCGTGACTTTCTGACCTGTGCTGGAGTTGTAACTTGCATAAATCCCAACATATCAAATCCAACTAACCATTGGATCCTTTTCCCTTTTTGATAGAAACCACGTTTCAAATCTTTTTCCTTAACAAAAGATATTAATTCGTTCGCTGTTTCAAACTTAGTCATTTTTCGTGTCCTCCAAGATTGCGATTAGTTCGCTACCATTTTTTATTTTGATAATTTTTATTTTTCTGTAAAGGAAACCGCAGCTGAAAGCTTCAATATCATTACCACATTCAAATTGGACTATGATTCGATTTTTTTCAGTTTTTAAAATAACTGTCATCCCTTCTTCAATCACTTTTAATAAACTTTCAACTGTCATTTCTTATCTCCTTTAAATATCAAATGGGTCATAATCAGGGTCATTGGCTAAACTCCAACATGCCCCAGCTTCCCAACCGTCAATGTGGCAAAATCCACACGTTTCACAAGTATATTCTGGATGGCACTCATGGCATCCCATGCAATCACAATCTATTTCGTTGCCACATTTATCGCATTTCATCTAGCTGCTCCTATAATCCTAATTCTTCTTTGCGTGCTGCTTCGATTGCCATTTGCGCTCTGATATTTCTTCGCAATCTACGTTCTTCTTTTGTTTCGTGCTTTCTACGGTCGCGATCGGTTATTTCATCAGAAATCTTAGATTTTGAACCACCATAGGGCTTCCAACCGGGATATTTCTCCATCATCGCTTTTTCATTTACGACTGCGATTTTGACTGCGTTATTTTTTGGAGAATTAGCCATACCATTTTTAACCCATCCAGCGACTGAATGAGGTGAAACAAGAAGCATTTTCGAAAGCTCTTTTTTCGTACCAGTTCCCATTTTTATACCATTGAAATAAACATCATAAATTTTTTCTAACCTTGCCATCTCCTGCCTCTTTCAATCCACTTAGTTTATTTTTCCATTGCTCATGAAACCATTCGTCGTCTTTGTCAGCGACTTTATGATTCTTCAAAATATCCTTGTCTTTAAAATCTAGGACATTCTTTTCTTTTTGCGTTGTCATAATAACACCTCATATTTTAGCTTTTAAGCGCTTTTAGATTGTTCGTGATAAATTATCCACGAAACGGTTTAAGCGCTCAATGTAACCGCAATTTTCATGATTTAATGCTATTCTGTCAGTTCTTTCACTACTAACTCTACTTTCCAGGTTTTTGTATCTCCAGAAAGTCCACCATGCTCAAAACTTGTTCTGCGAATAACATTGTAATTATCATCATTCCAAATTCCAGCATCTGTCAGTCCATCGATTAATGCTTTAGAAGTTGGTTCATAATTTGGTGGATCATATTTAAAGCGTTTAGGTGGATAAATTACTACGAACACATCGCAACGGTGCTTCTCATGGAATTGCTCAAATACTTCTTCTGATTGGTCTAGCCATTCATGGGCTGTTCGACATGCAATCCGTCTTAAACGCTGTTTGGTGTTATTGGCAGCAATTCTTGAACCATAAGTTGTGCCTTTATTATCATTCTCATTTATCATTTCTTTTCTGAGAAAGTTAAATTCAAACTTCACTTGCTTCTCCAAATCTAACAATTGCAGGCATCTGAGCCATGCGATTAAGAATAAAAATAATCTCATGATCAGATTTCTCTGCCAGCTTCTGCTTTTTAATACTTCCAAGTGGGTAATGCTCGTTTTCCCACTGCTCAATGATTATTGTTTTCATTTACTTTTCCTCTTGTCAGTAATTCCCTCAAATTTAACAACACTATTTTTTGAGCCTTCCATGATTCGAGAAACTATTTTATCGTCATAAGATGAACGCATTTCTTTACCAGTAAGGTTTGACGTGATAATCGTATTGCCTTCTCTTGCATTGTAAATATTGTAAATAACACCTTGTACCCAGCTATTATCTTTAGAAAACGTGCTTTCAGTTCCTAAATCATCAATAACAAGCAAATCAACTGTTCGCATTAATGTTGTCAGTCGCTCTTCTTCCGCCTTGGTATCAGAGTAATTCCAACTATTTTTTATCTCTCGAATCAATTCACTAATATTGATAAATAGTGTTGAGAATTTATCATCTTTGAGATTCTCGTTAACTTCTTGCAAAATGGCCATTGCTAAGTGAGATTTCCCTCTACCAGCTCCGCCAACAAACACAGTGTTAAACCTCTGACCTTGAGTGTACTCTCTGGCTATTCTTTGGGCCTGATTCAACACGTTTTGCTCTTCTAAGCCATTTACCTTAAAAGTATTGAAACGTGCAAACCAGAGCGATTTTTTGCCCACAAGGCTTTGTGTTTTAAGCAAGCTATATTTTCCATACTTACTTTTATTCAAGAAATCTTCATTTGCTTTTATTTCAGCACTTGATTGTTGGTGATGTTGGTATATTCCCTCTTTAGCACATTCTGTACAATAACTCATTGAGGTTACCTGCAAACCATCAACTAACTCGCCATGAATCAACGGATCATAATCTATACTTACTGGATGTTTATATCTAACAAGTTCGGTTTGTTGATGTTTTTCACAAAATAGACCTGTTTTAACTTCTCTCTTTTTATGGAACTCTCGGATTCCATCTGCCATTGACTGCATATATTTCTCCTAAAAGCCCAAATCCTCATCATATCCAGCATCTGCTTTGACTTCTTCTTGATAATCCATGAACATCATGTTGGACAAGAAATTAACTGCATTTACACTATATTGACCAGCTTCATCATCAGGATGCTCGTTTTTATAAGACTGTATGTAGTTCATAGCCCCAATAACTGCCTGTTCTCTTTGAAAAGAAGGGAGTTTTATAAACTCAGCAGTTGCTACAGCACGTTTTGAACGGTTTTTACTTGAAAAATTAATGAAAGTATCTAGAAATTTTGAAAGTAAAGAGTTTGAATCTATATCTCTAATCTCTATATCTTTCTTTAGCTCTATATCTTTCTCTTTCTCTAACTCTATCTCTGTTGGACAAGTATTGGACACTGATTGGACATTGTCCAATTTTTGGCTGGATCTTTGATTTCTCTTATATCTAGCCCAGTCTGTTTCTTGGTCTACAATCGCATGAACTTGTAACATTTCGGCGTTTTGTTCTTCATCAATTTGTATCAATCCATATTTTGAAAAGAAAGCTAAAGTCATTTGTATTTTTTCGACATCTTCATCCAAGCTAAGCGATAATTCTTCAGAAAGATTATCAAGTGCTCCTTCATAATAAAGAACACCTTCATTACTTAACGACTGCAGCATCATGCGCTGATAAATGAGCACCATTGTATCTCCACCAGCAGATTTTCTTGCTTTTTTTATTACTATATTTTTGAAAAAGTTTTCATCCAGTTTTAACCAGAAATATATTTTCTTTTTGCTTGTTTTTGCCACACTTCCCCTTTCTGTGGAGTATTTATTTCAAGTTTTATTTTTCAAATTAAAAGCTGGCAATGAGTGTTTATGTGCAGGCACTGAATACTCATTGACTTTACGGCTCGTTACGCCACCCTCCAGCTTTGACTAAATACGAAACCACCGCCCAAGGTGGCTTTGTTAAAGTTGAATCATTTCTAATTCTACTGCTCAGGATTAGTGAGGACTGCAGTTTGCTCATAGGTTTAAATTAAATCTGAATACGAAATCGTTTGAATATTTCGTTTTGTTGCTTTGCAATAGTTACATTGTTCGCATCTTACTGGAACTCTTCCGTTCAATACTTCAATATATTTGTCAGTAAATTCGCAAACCTCATCAAGCGAATCATCTAACCATTCTTGTGGGATAGTAATTCCAGCACTATCAGGAAAAGTTTCTTTAGTTACCGCATAAATAACTGGACTAATGTTCTTTCCGATTTTCTCATCGTCAGACTGTCTTAGTATTTCTTGATAGATAGCCATTTGCCATAGATATTTTCTTGCTTTAATCCAGCTCACTCTTCGGTATTCAATTTCTGACCACTCTTTATCTCTGATAGAACCCCTGATTGTTTTAATATCAATAAATATATTTCGCTCTAGATTCAAACAATCTAAAAAGCCGTGAAATTCGATTCCTTGAATTTTACCGAAGATTTCAAGTTCTTTAACTCCTTGGTAAATTGTTTTAAATAATGGATCATGATCAAGCGTTTGAACCATTTTCTCAGCAATTTGAAATTGAGACTTCAAACTTCCTTTTTTAGTGAACATATCTGATTCATGTTCTAACTTAAACTCCTCTAAAGCCTTATTGCTTTCAAAATATTTATGAACATAGCTTCCAGCATTCATAGCTTCAATTGTAGATGGAGAAAAAGTAGCCTGCCTATCCCAGTCTCCAGCCATAACTGCAACAGCTTCGGCTTCACAATCAGAGAATGCTTTTAAACTTGAAAAACTTAATCTTTTATTCATCAGCTTTTACCAATCGGGAACAACTCTTCTACTTCATCTTCTGGAAGTTGTTCCTGGCTTTCTGTAGCAGGTTCATTCTGTGAAACTTCAGAAGTCATTGATTCATCAATTGAAATTACCGGCTCATCTGGCGTAACATCTTTAGCATTTTCAAAACGCTCACTATCATCTTCTGTGATTGCCGTTTGAATCATTTTTGATTCAATAGATGCTGGGGCATATTTAGTAAGCATGGCTTTTAAAACTGTTTTTTGAGCCATTGCATCAAAGTGGTCGCGCCATGGACCATTAGCTGATTTGACAAACTTTTTCTTGTGCGCCAAGACTTGCTCTTTTGACCAGTAAGTAACTTTTTTAAATCCATTAGCTAATTTCATACTTGCGAAATATCCAACTGCATCTCCACTTGCTTGCTGACTAAAATCAAGTTCTAATTCTTCAAAAAGTGGATCATAGCTTACAAATTGACTTTCATATACAATTCCACAATTAAGTCCAGTCAATTGGCCGCTTCGTAAAGCTAATTGAATAAACCCTTTATAACCAATTTGAAATTGTGCTTCTCTCCCATAAGGAATTACATAAGCAAATCCAAGACTTGGTTCAATTGGTAAATCAAGAGTAGCTGCTTTCATTGCTGCAGTCATAACGCTATTTGCATCAGCATTTTTTAAATTAGAATTACCAACTACTGATAGTAAACTTGCAACGAAACCTTCCGTTTTTTTGCCTAGCACTTCTTCAAACTTCTTTTTTACCTCTGGGCTTTTAAGAGTTTGTTGCGTTTTAGTGATTTGATTTGACATTTAAATTCTCCGTTTCTAATTTTTTAGCATTCGTGGTATAATTTAAGTAGAAGTTTTGGCGAATTTCCTACTTGCTCTGCGTGCCATGCAGGGCTTTTTTATTTTGTCAGTTCAACCGCTGCTTTATAAGCATTTGACCATTCATAAAGCTGAGGGATGAGCGAATTTTGAAGAAAATCTTTTGAGTGAACTGAGAGTTTTTCTTTATAAAATTCGACTGACTCTTGATAAACTACTTGCCCAAGATGATTAATTGTTTTTTCTTGTTCCATTAGAACCTCCATTTGCCTGCAAGGGCTTTTTCTGTCTTATCCATCAGTAAACCTCCAGCAACACTCCACCGCTTCTAAGTGGTGTAAAGTCATGTCTTACCTTGATAAAGCACTGTATCACTTGTTCGTGTGATAATCCATTTTGCACCATCGATTAGAGCAGTTTGAAGCGCAGCATCTGCTTCTCTTGATGTTAATATTGTGTTTTTCATTTATTTACTTCCTCCATTAAATTTCTGATAAAATTCATTGTTTATAAATTCCATCATCTCTTTATAATGAAATGACCATTTACCAGCATCAGCCGGATAAAATACCCAACCGCCATTTTCTATGGATAACTTTTTTACCATCTCTGGACAGTTTAACAAGTTCTTGATAGTAGTTCTTGAGCGGTTTGATTTTTTTATGAATACATCCATACCAACCCAACCGTCAAAGTCTTTTTCTTTAAGCTCTTGATATTCAACTTTATCTACAAGAATCTTATCTTCTGGAATTAAAACTGAAATAGTCGCTTGTACTTCAAGTGTTTGTTCCATGTGTTTTCCTTTCTAGCTGGCTTTATACTCGTTTAAAAGCAAGTTGAATGTTTCTCTACCTACTGGAGTAATTAAAGTTTGAGCGCCTTTCCATGAGTTTGTAGCCCCTTTGCTCTCTTTGATTTCAAATAAATCATTATTATATTGAGCATAGGGCATAAGTTTATTTTTCTTGTCACGGTAAATATATTTATTTTCCAAAAGCCAATCGATTAGTTGCTTTTGCCCAACTTTAAGCATTTTGGCAGTGTCTCTAAAACTAGTTAATAAATTTCTCTCAACTAAATCATCAAAATACTGTGCTTTAGGCTGCATGATTTGATTTTCAACAGCAAGCGTAGAGTTTAATGCTCTGAGTTGTGCTTTTTCTTCTCGCTCTTGTTTAAGTTGTGTGGCAAGGTTAATGAGTGTATCAGGATTAAGTAAGGCTTCTTCAAGTTTTGAATCCGTCATATACGCTCCATGCTTGCGGATAGTCGGAAGGACTTCAACAGCCAGCCAATCTGTGAATTTTTCAGATACAGCATTGTTTGCTTTGAATGCAAGTTTGTAAACCATAGGTTCGCTGATAAACGACCCTTTCCCCACTTCTGGGGAATTTGGCAGATAACTATTTACTCGTTCCCACTTAACATATTCTTTTCCATTTTTTACTTGAGTAATACCCATAGCCTTTGCGGCTTGTTCTGCACTAAATAAAATATTCTCTCCATCAACTTTAACGTCAAGATTGAAAATTCCATTTGTGAAATTTTGTAATTCTTTCATATTTTGCCTTTCTAACTAGCCAATTTGTCAAGTTTTTGATTAAAATTTTTCAGCACGAAAATAACATCGGTTAAATCTACTCCGATAACCTCTGCAATGTTCGCTGCTGAAACAGCATCTATTCTAGATGGGTTGATACGCCACTTATAAAATGTTGTATAGGGAACGTTAATTTTTTTTGCGATAACTTTATACTTCATTCCTGAAGAGTCTAATAACTCATCTAGTGGCTCATAAGTTTTTTTCTCTGCCATACTGGCTCCTTTCTGTGTGTGTATTTTTGTGTTCTCCTTGGTATAATAGCTATGAGCAGATATTTGAGGTATTTGCTTAGTACTATAGAAAGGAGGATGTCTTATGAATTCAAATGAGCAAAGAGCCCATGAAGTAGCACTCAGATATACTGAAATGAAATTCAATCAGATCTACGAAATGAAAAAATTTGAAGATAATCTTGACCCATTAAGTTTTTCTGATGTATATATCGAGATCTATAATATAATGAGTGAGAAATTATGCGATAAGTAATGTTCCAACACTTAAAGAAATGTTAAGTTTATACTCGTTTTTCAAAACTTCTAGGTCATCTAGGAGTTTTTTTGCTTCTTCTGTTGTTTTAACAGTTGCCGAGATTACTAACTTTTGCTTCGTTTCTTTTGGCATTCCATGCTCCTTTCTGTTTAATAAAATTTCTGCTTTCGCAGTAAGGGAAGTTCAGGAATCGAACCTGTTCGCCAGTCTTCCCTGCTCATCAAGAAATACAAAACATATTTAAATAACACCAATTCCTGGAACCCCGGGTTTACCGACTACTCCAAAATGTTTTCTTTCGACAGTTAAATTAAAATTCATGTTGTATGACTCAGGCCATTCAGCGCCAAGAATAACTTTGTTACTGTCTGATAGCAAAACAATCCAACCCATTTCTATATGAGCGTTAACAATGTCTTTGATTTCTTCATAATTGTCTAGCATTTTAACTTGTTTAATTTTTTCAAGGTTCATACCCTTTTCCTTTCCGCCCCTCTGGGGCTTTTTATTTTGTCAGTTCAACTGCTGCTTTATAAGCATTTGACCATTCAAATAACTGAGGTAATAAAGAGTCTTTGATAAATTGAACAGAAAGATCTTTTAACAGTTGTTTTTTGTACCACTCAACACTGTGCTGCTGAATAGCTTCTCCGTAATGCGTAACTACTTGTTCCATTAGAACCTCCATTTGCCTGTAAGGGCTTTTTATTTGCCAAACTTGCTACTTACGTCGCGGTGGATACGTCGTGTACCGTCATTTGAGCCTGTTCCGTCTGCCGTACTGAATGCTCCATGATTGTTCGCTTGTTTGACTTTATGAGTTAATTATAACCTTAACTGTCCAATTTGTCAAGTTAAAACTTTCCAAATTGACAAGTTTTGTTGTTTGTACTATAATTAGTGTATGAAAAAAATACGACTACCTGAAATGATAGATTATTTCAGAAAAGAAAATGGTTGGACAATGAAAGAGTTTGGCGAAAAGCTAGGAAAATCTGAGTCAGCTATTTCTAAATGGATAAAAGGGGTTAGAAGTCCCATGGTTGAAGATTTTGATAAAATGGTCAATCTATTTAATACTGATCCTGATACATTAATGTATGGTGCTTCTGACCTTTCTACAACTCTATCCGAAATAAATAAAATCAGTTCACAACTTGAAGAACCTCGCCAAAAAGTTGTTTTAAATACTGCAACCAATCAGTTAGACGAGCAAAACCAAGAAAAGAAAAAAGAATCTAAAGTGATTCCAATTAATAAAATACCTGATGATTTGCCACCATATATAAGTAGAAAGATATTAGAGAATTTCGTTATGCCTACAAACACTATGGAATATGAACCTGATGAAGATATGGTAGATGTTCCTATTCTTGGTAGGATAGCGGCCGGACTTCCTCTTGATGCGGTTGAAAATTTCGACGGTACAAGACCAGTACCTGCGCACTTCTTATCATCTGCCCGTGATTATTATTGGTTAATGGTTGATGGGCATAGCATGGAGCCAAAGATTCCGTTTGGATCTTATGTTTTAATTGAAGCTGTTCCTGATGTGACTGACGGTACTATTGGAGCTGTTCTTTTCCAAGATGATTGTCAGGCAACATTAAAAAAAGTTTATCATGAAATAGATTGCTTGAGACTTGTGTCAATCAACAAAGAATTTAAAGACCAATTTGCTACACAAGACAATCCAGCAGCTGTAATCGGTCAAGCCGTCAAAGTAGAAATTGATTTATAATTAAATATACGAGCAATGTCTTGAACCTCGTTAAAAAGGTAAGTAAATAACGTGCGCCATCACAAAACTGGCAAGGAGAAATTATGGGATTTAAAGAACTATTAAAAGCAAAATCTTTCAATGAATATTTTGATGCAAAAAAAGACCATCAAAAAATGGAAGAAATAAAAAATAGAACACAAACCGATGTACTAAAAAATGCTGGTGCATCACTAATTCCTTCTTCAATTTCTAATTTTGGTTTTAAATTGAGTAAAGATTCTATTAGCAAAGGATTTGAAAAAAAGCCGCTTAACGATGTTACTGCAAGACTAGAATCTGGTTCAGAACTTCAAAGCCGTGTGACAATGACACGACTTGTAGCACTGGGTGTTTTTGCTTTTGCTGCAAAAAAGAAAAAAGGCGGTGAAAAATACCTTACTATTGAAGGACCTGATTTTGTTTGGACTGCTGAAATTAAACGAGACAAAAAAGATATTGATAAAGCCATGAAGTTCATTAATCAGGTCAATACTAATTCAAAGATTTATTCAAAATCAATGCAAATTAATTCATCAACTACCAGTATAGCTGATGAATTAAAGAAATTTAAAGAATTACTTGATTCAGGTACTATTTCTCAAGAAGAATTTGAAATTCAAAAAGCAAAGTTGCTTAAATAAAATAAAAAATCCGCCCAAACTTTGGACGGCTAAGGCGGATTTATCATGAATGTAGTAAAGCACTTCTATCTGGAAGGCTTTTACTATACCATTTTATCAGAAATGAGGTATAAAAAGCAACAATGGCAAGATATATAAAACGAGGTAAAGTCTGGCAATACGAAATATCTTACAAAGATACTGACGGCAAATATAAAAAACTTAGAAAGAGTGGTTTCCCCAAAAAGGCCGATGCGATTTCAGAAGCTGGTGAAATTGAAGCTAACCTAGCCAAAGGTTTTTATACTGTCAGTCAAGATATTTTACTCACTGACCATTTCAAGCAATGGATAGAAATATTCAAAAAAGGTAAAGTATCAGACGGAACTTACAGAAAGTATTTGTACACACTATCTGTTCTAAAAAAGCACTTTTCAACAGCAACTATTAAAACAATGAATCGTGTGAAATATCAAGAGATGTTAAATGAATTTGCTGAAGGTCATTCCGATTCATCTGTGAAACAAATTAATGTTCATGTAAGAGCAAGCTTAGAAAATTTACTTGATGATTTTATTATAAAAAATGATTTTACAAAAGGAGCTATTTCTAAAGGAGGAAAAGGTTCAAAAAGTGCTGAATTAAAATATTTAGACTTTGAGGACTTCACAAAATTAATTGCACTAGCTAAAGAAAAAATTAATCCTATTTACTCCTCATCTTTTATGATATACATTGCTGCCATGACTGGTATGAGATTTAGTGAGCTTTTGGGATTGACATGGGATAATGTGGACTTTGAAAAAGGACAGATATACGTAAAAAGGACTTGGGATATTTATAAAAATAATTTTGCACCAACTAAGAATGACCAATCAGTTCGTTTTTTAGCCATTGACAGCTCGACTATGCAAGTCATGATAAATTATAAGGAACAGCAAGAAAAACTCTTAAAACGGCTCGAAATTGAGCCAGAACACCCTTTTGTATTCTACAATATCAAGAATGGATTGATAACTAATAATTCACTCAATAAACAGCTAAGAAATATGTGTAAAAAACTTGGATTTAAAAAAATAATTACTTGTCACGGATTAAGACATACTCACGCTTCTACTATGCTTTATAAGGGAATTAATATTTTATATGTTTCTAAAAGGCTCGGTCATAGTAGTTTGAACGTTACAATGTCAGTATATTCCCATATCCTAAAAGAGCTTGAAGAAAAAGATAATGAGAATATCAAAAAAATCTTTAGTGAAATAAACGATGAGTGATTTGGCACAAATTTGGCACAAATCATAAAAAGAGCAACAAAAAAGCCTTGCTACGAAGGCAAGGCGAGGTTTGGCACCATGATCCGAGGGGGA